TGTTGGCATCGTGCTCCGTGCAGGCACACAGCAAGGGACAGCGGCTGACATTAAAGACGATATTGCGTTTAACGCCTACATCACAAATACATCGTTGCGTGTTAGCACATCTGAGCTGACGTCAGTCGCAATTCAATTCACTGTTGATGGCCCATTCCGCGAGCTTGTTGACGCATGACGTTCTTCCTGGGGCATTACGGCAAAATCAAGCTCAGTCGCAAGTCTCAGCTCAGCATTGAGACTGTTGTTGCGCCCGCTGACGTCAACACGAGTCTGAATCGCTTCAGTTTTGATGAAGCGCTCGACAACATCTACACAGGCGATCAAATCGTATTATCGACAGACGACGCTCGTAAGCTTGATTTTATACCTGCTGCAAGCTGGGAGGATGGCAGCAATACCACGCAAAATGAATTTGTCGCCTACTGCAATGTAAACAGCATCGGCGGCATTCGTTTGTTTGACAATTTCGCTGCTGCTATCAACAACGATCGCACGCAGGAGTACGCACTCGAGAGCTTCACCGGCGGTGATCTTCCAGTCACCGTTCGCCTTTACGGTTCGGTTGAGCGTTTGCTTGGTGACGTCACTGGCTATACGTTCAGCACTGATCGAGAATCGCTGGATACGACAGTGATGTCAGATAAGTTCAAGAGTCTGTATTCGGCTGGAGTTATTTCTGGATCTGGCAGCATAGATTGCTTGTTCAATCCAGCCGCCAGTGGATTATCAGAAAACTCGCTGCTCATGCTGCAGCTAATCATGCGCACCGATGTAGGCAGCGACTTCAAGTGCTATCTACAGCTGAATGAAAGCGAAGCTGACGATACTACACCCAGTGTCTACTATGAGTTTGACGCAATGGTTGTCAAAGCTGGAATCGAAGTCCGCGCCGATCAGATTATCAGTTGCGCCATTGATTTTGTAACAACGGGCGAGATTCAACTTGTTGTAGGTCAGCCGTCTGGATACTTACTTAAAGAAGATAACGATCGCATTCGCCTGCAACAGGGCCTTGATTTTCTTCTGACTGAAGTAACTGACTAAACTGCGGGAAGCACCCAGTAGAGGACGCTTCCGTGGCGGATCAGCGCATTACCCAACTGCAGCCCCTGACCGAGGCCGAGGTCGCTGCAACTGACGTTCTCCCGATTGTAGATATTTCTGCGAGCGAGAATAAGAAAGTAACCGCCAAGGATCTGTTTGAGGCCGGCGCAGCACTAGCTGATAACTCCAGTATTGATATTTCAAAGATCAATCAATCTAGTGCTACTAAAATCAGCACTACTGCGCTTGCTGATGACTCTGTAACTGCCGCAAAACTGGCCGCAGATAGCGCGATCGTCTACGACAGCGTTGAGCCGACTACTGACAACTTTGAGGGGCGTGGCTACGTCAACAGTACAGATAAAAGCCTGAAGATCTACGACGGAAGCGCCTACGCACAGGTTGTTGCTCCCACTGCAGGCATTGCAGATGGTGCTGTAACGACTGACAAGATTGCAGAAAACGCAGTCAATACATCAAAAATTGATGCAGCGGGTCTTGCTACTGGTGCCTTTGCTGATCTTGCAGTTACGGGCGCCAAAATCGCCAACTCCACAATCACTGCTGGCAAATTTGCCACTGGCGCTGTCGATACGGCCTCTATTGCAGATCTCAATGTCACAACCGGCAAGATTGCAAATAGCGGCGTAACGACAGAAAAGCTCAATGCTGGTGCAGTAACTGGTACAAAACTTGCCGCCAACTCTGCCACCATCGTCGCTGCGAATGCCCCCGCTGGTGTTGGCGATTTCACGGGTCAGCAGTGGCTTGATACTGCCACTGGCATTGCCTACGCCTGGACTGGATCCACATGGCAGCAGCAGGCTGGGGTGCAAAGCATCGCCTTCGTCGATACCACACCACTGACGTTTTCGAGTGCGGTGGCCAGTGGCGTTGCCACGATCACCGCTGGATTGGAAGAGCAAAGCGCCGGCACTGTCCTGGCTGGGCCAACTTCCGGCGCGGCAGCAGATCCCACGTTCCGGGCCATTGAAAGCACAGACCTGCCCATCGCCACCAGCTCGGTTGTTGGTGTCGTTAAGCCCGGATCTGGGTTGATTGTTGACGGGAACGGTGTAATTGACCACACCAATGCTGCATCGACTGGTACTTACACGAAGGTCACGATTGATGCACAGGGACACGTAACCACTGGCGATACTCTTGTCGCCGACGATATTCCAAATATCCCTGCAGAGAAGCTGACATCAGGCACGCTTGCTGCAACTGTATTCGGTATCAATTCAATCTCCGGTGCAAAACTTGCTGATGCGAGCACGGTGCTATTTGGTGGCGCAGGCAGCACCGCAGGCATCGTTACCTTTCCCACCGCTGAATTCAAAGGCCAGCAGTTCTTCGATGAAATCAATGGCGACCTTTACCTGTGGTCTGGTTCAGCCTGGCTCCCGATTACGATCACATCTGGGGAGCTCGTCTACGCCGGCACTTACGACGCAACCACTGACGCAAATGAAGTCGTATCTGTGACATCCGCAGGTACTGCTGCTGGCTTCACGGCAGGATCGCCGCTTCCTGTTGCTAGCGCCACAAACAATCGCTACTACGTTGTCGTTTCAACTGCAGGTACAGGTGGCGGCAACGCGCCGGCAGTTGCACTTGCACCCCCAGACCTGATCCTCAGCAACGGCACGAGCTGGGATCTAATTGACGTTTCCAACACGCTGACGGGAACGATTCAAGCAAGTGGTGTCAGCTTTAGTGCTTATGGAAGTATTGACGGAGCCAGTGTACAGCTTGCTATGCAGCAACTCCAAGATCAAAAGCTTGGGGCCGCTGATGGTGTTGTAACAGGCAGTCTTACGATCGGTCACACAGGCTCTCTGTTATTTGAGGGCTCCACTGACAACACTTACGAAACAACTCTCGCCGTTGTCGATCCCACCGCTAATCGCACAATCACACTGCCAAATCAAACCGGCACCGTAATCCTTGCAGGAAACGCAAGCATCGTCAATGCAGACATTAGCGCTAGTGCTGCCATTGCAGATACAAAGCTTGCGACTATATCTTCCCCTAACAAAGTAACACTAGACGCCGTACATATTAACGGAGCCACGGAAACTACTTTTATTGAGGCTGGTGACAAATTTTCGATCTACGACGCATCTATCGGCGCAAATAGAAAAATTGATTTTCTTTACGTTAGAAACAACATTCGCGGAGCTGTATCTGGAGATATAACTATAAACTCATCAACTGGAGTTTCTTCGATCTCCTCCGGCGTAATTGTTAACGCAGACATTAGTTCTAATGCCGAGATCGCTGTTAGCAAGCTCGCCGATGGAACCCCTCGCCAGCTTCTTCAAACCGACGCTGCAGGCACTGGCGTTGAGTGGACAAGCAATGTCTATGTTCCGGGCACACTAGGTGTCACTGGCGCTGCCTTTCTCGATTCCACCCTTCTCGTCTCAGGCGCTATCACCGCCTCGAGCAACATCACGCTGAACGCCCAGTCCGATCTGCGCTGGGCTGACGCCAACAGCAGCAACTGGGTGGCATTCCAAGCCCCGAGCACGGTCACGTCGAACGTCACTTGGACGCTTCCCGCCACTGATGGCACCGCGCAGCAGGCGCTTGTCACCAACGGCGCAGGCACGCTGTCCTTCGCTAATGCCGGTGGCGCCTACTACTACAGGCTCGACGCAAACCGCGCACTGCAAGACCTGAATACGGCGCAGGATGTATTTGGAGTCGGTGTCGCACTACTCGCAAACACTGTCTACGAGTTTGAGGCAGTTATTGCGCTTTCTCGCCCAAATGCAATCTTTGCCACACATTCAGTCGGTTTAGGCTTAGCTGAACTCAGTGGATTAACAGTTAATAATGTCGCTTACTATGTAAACGGTACACATACAACAACTTCTGCTGTAACTTCTCCCAATTCTTGCGTATATGTAACGTCAACCGCAAACACAGCTATTACCCCTTCGATAAGTTATGCAACAAACACTCTGTATCTGCGCACCCTGATCAAAGGCACAATTTCCATCAACGCAGCCGGCACGCTCAAGCCTCAAATCACATTCTCGGCTGCACCCGGTTCTGCGCAGGTCTATTCAGTTCAGCTCGGTTCGTTCTTCAAAATCTGGCCCATCGGAACCGCAGGATCTGACAGCTCTGCTGGTACTTGGGCTTGACCTAGACTCAACTTACGCGCTCTCCTCCCATGATTTACCCCGCTGAGTACAACATCACGATTCTGCAAAACGCAACATGGCGTGGTACGTTCCGCGCTACACAGAATCGTCAAGAGCTGACAAGTATCAGCATTGCCGCCGGCACGCCTACTTTCAACAAAGCCTGTCACGGCTTAACCGCTGGTACAAAAGTTGTTTTTACCGGAGGTACGTCTGTTCCTTGCGGCTTGACACTGAATGCCGTGTACTACGTCATCAGCGCTGGACTTACAACGAGCGCGTTTCAAGTATCTGCAACAAGCGGTGGCTCCTCGATCTCGGTCTCGGGTGAAGCAACAGGTACTTTCTATGTAGCTACGCCTCTCGATATTACTGGCTATACGGTTGACGCGGACGTTAAAGGTTTGATCGACAACGTACAAGTAGCTACTTTCACCCCCACCATCACTGATGCCACCAACGGCGAATTTACACTTGCTATGACACCCGCCACTTCATCTGCACTTGAAGTCGGGCGCTTTGGCTGGGATGTATCGCTAACGCAGGGCAGCGGAGAGCGATACTATTGGCTTACAGGCGTTGCCACTGTTCAACGCACATACTCACGCACTTGAGTCATGGCTGACGTACAAATTGCGATCATTGATCAACAAAATACTCAGATCGCACTTGCTGCGCCGCCCGACACTCAAGTAACCGCTGCTGTCCCCGGCGTCCAAGGCCCCAAAGGCGAGGGCGTCCCGACCGGCGGCACCGCCAATCAGGTGCTGTTCAAACAGAGCAGCACCAACTACGACACTGCATGGGGCGCTATCACGAGCGCGATGATCGGTGATCTGCAGATTGTCGATGGCGACGTCAGTACGACTGCTGCGATTGCTGGTACGAAGATCAGCCCCAACTTTGGCGCGCAGAATGTTGTCACGACTGGCACGAGCACGGCAGCCAGTTTTATCCCCACCAGCAGCACAGTCCCCACCAACGGGCTTTATCTGCCTGCTGCAAACAGCGTAGCCCTGAGCACTAATGGCACTGGGCGGTTGTTTGTTGATGCGAGTGGGAATGTTGGATTAGGCATCACTCCCGTTGCAAATACGTTGCTTGGCGGCGCACGCGGCAGCAGTCTTCCAGGATTGATTGAGCTCGCTGGCAATGGAAACACCGTCGGCTCAAGTGGATTTGCTATCGGTCAAGATGGCAGCGGTGTAGCGACGCTATTTCAGCGAGCAAATGCAGCGATGTATTTTGCTACAAACGGCAGCGAACGCCTGCGCATCACCTCGGCAGGGCTTGTGGGCATAGGGGCTAGTTCGCCTAGCGTTCGTCTTCAAGTTCAAGATTCGATTGCTGGTGGATCCGATGGAACTGTGGCGACTTTGCACAATTTTTCCGATACCGGAGGAGACACACGTTACGTAGGTCTTAATTTCAGAATTGGCAGCGATAACGGTACTTCGGCAATCCGTGCATACAGAACAAATAGCGCATCAAATTACGAAACTAATTTAAGTTTCTGGACCAATCCAGCAGGAGCAACGCAAACGCCTTTGCAGGCAATGACGATTGACTCGTACCAGCGCGTAGGAATTGGCACCACGAGCCCTGGCGCCACTTTGCACCTGAATGGAGGTGGCGGAAAAATTAGGTTCGGCACTCATCCGAACTTCTATTCAGAGATCTCTCATGACACATCCGTAAACGCAAACACTATCTATAATAACAACGATAGTGCCGGCCATCAATTCATGAGGAATGGCACAACTGAGTTAGCCCGCATCGACTCCAGTGGCCGCTTAGGTCTGGGGACTAGTAGCCCAGGAACAAATCTATCTATCGGTGCATCTGCAACAGGTGGGTACAACGGTGGTGTACTCTTAAATCGAGGAGCATCAACGTATAACTTTTACGAAGCAGCAGACGGCACAAACAGCGTTATTTTTGGATTAGATAATACTCTTACTCACGCCAAGATTGGATCAGTCAATAACTACCCGATCGCTTTTTACACAAGCAATAGTCCGAGACTTTATATTGACTCCTCAGGCAACGTAGGGATTGGCACTACGAGTCCTGGTGTATTGCTTCATTTAGAAAGCCCAACCCCAGCAATTAGATTCACTGATAGTGACGCCACCGGCACACCTGACTGTCAAATTTCTGGCGCAGGCGGAGACCTAACATTAGAAGCTGATAGGGACAACGAAAAATCAGACAGTATCATAGCTTTTAGAGTAGACAATTCCGAACGCGCCCGCATCGACTCCAGTGGCCGCTTAGGTCTGGGGACTAGTAGCCCTAGCAACATTCTTCACGTTGCTGGCACAAGTAGTACACCGGCAGTATTTGATCG